TTATCTCAATCCCTGCCTCGATTAAGCCTTTTATATCAACCCATAGTAATTTTATTCTAGTGGTAATTCTGACAAACAAATTTTGTAGCGTTGTTAGTGGAGATGTAAAAGCACTTACAACGGCGTCGCCTGTTTGCTGCAATACTAAAGCGACCTCTAAGAAGTAACCTTTAACTAAACTTGCCGCCTGTTTAAAGGTTGTTATGACATTATTTAAGCCGCTTCTTGTAGCCGTTACATAATCCGTCCATTTATCTAAAATAGAGTCGAAGGCTTCAAGGAAAAACAATTTTATTGACGTGGCCAAAATCTCAAAAGCTAGTTTTAAATCGCCCGCCAAAACAGCCCGCTTTAATAAATCAAAATTATCCTTTGCATTTAAAAAAGCATTACCTAAATCTTTTTGTGCAGCTCCCGCCAAATCTATCAACTGGCCCTTCAAGTCGTTAGTTGCCGCGACTAAAGAACCTACTAAAATTACTATTGTCGATAATGGCGACGCTAGAAAAGTAACCAAAACTCCGCCGACTGTTGTAATCGCTGCCGCTAATGATCCAAGTATTGAGATTGAAGTGGAAACAATAGTTGCAAACGCTCCAACCGCTGAACCTAAAGCAATAAAGCTTAAACCTATTGCAGTTAATGCCACGCCTGCGGCCGCTAACCCTGCGCCAATCTGTAAAGCTGATTTAACTAAACCCTTGTTGGCCTCAATAAACTTTTGCGCTTTTACTACATACTCTGTGATTTTGTCGATGGCTAAGGTAAATTGCTTCGCTAATGATGCGCCAATTTTTAACTGTAAACCCCTAAGCGCCCTTTGTGCCAGGTTTAAAGCATCGGCTAAATCTGCGGCGGCTTTTGCGTCTTGCTGATTAATAACTAAACCGGCCTTATTGGCTTGGTCAATATAACTTTTTATTGCAGCTTCTCCGCCGTTTAATAATGGAATTAATCTTTGCCCTGCTTTACCGAAAATTTCAAGCGCGGTTGCTGCTCGTTTGCTTGGGTCTTCTACCTGTGATAATCTTTGAGCGATTAATGTAAAAGACTCTTCAACGCCTAAGCCAACAAGATCCTTTGCGCTTAATCCCAAAGCCTCGTATGAATCCGCCGCCGTTGCTAAACCTTGGTTTAAATCGTTAATAGTTCTTTGTTGGCCTATAATCGCCTTTTCAAGAGTTTGAATATCTGCCCCGCTTTGTTCTGCGGCAAATCCTAAAGCGCTGATAAACTCGGCGCTTGCTCCTGTCCTGGCTGAAATCTTGTCTATGGTATCGCCAAAATCAACAAAGCTTTTTGTGGCCGCGACTAATGGCGCAACTATTGCCGCACCGAAGGCAGCAAAACCCGCTCCCGCTCTCGCTATATTTCCGCCAACTCTTTTAAAATTATCTTCCACTTTTCGAAGTTGTTTATTAAGTTGGTTTGAATCCAACAAAACTTCGATAAGTGCACGCCCTTTAGGTGCTGAACTCATTTCAAATATCCTCTGTCAATTAAATCTTGTTGTGCCTGTAAAAATCTTCTTTGGTTTTTTGTATTGCCCTTAAAAAGTCTTTCTCTCGCCACAAAGACATGCGGCCTTGGTTTGATAGTAAAGCTTTCTCTTTTCGCGCCTTTCTTTCTGTCTCTAAAAATTACTGACCTGGTTATCGTTCCGCCAAATTCTAAAGTGTCCTGTGCAAGCTTATTACCTAAAACTAAATTTTTCTTATCTGCCTTATAATCAGCAAAGCCGGCCTCGAACCCTCTCGACCTTGGATCTACTGAAAATAAAGCCGTGTTCCTATATGTGCCATGATCGTGTGGCGCTTTACCTGGTTCTGAATTTCCTTTTCTTTTTCTTACTACATTTCTTAACTCGTTACGGGCGGCCGCAGCCATACGGAATAAAGAACGGCGCTTGTACTTCTCGCCATTCTTTATTATGCGCTTTGAAAAATTATCAGTCTTTACCCGTATCCGTGCCATTTTTTCTTGCTCTTAGTTCTAAAGCTTTGCGCCTTAGGTTTTTTAGTTTGTTGTCCTGCATGTAAGGATGGAATTTTTCAATCCTTACGTTTTTCGCACCTGCCGCCGCGCTCTGTGTCGCGTTTATTGCCGCTGTGTGCATCCATTGTTGCCTGTCGCGCCCTTCGAATAACCAAAACAATTCTCTGAGTGTGTAAGGGCTTGGGTCTAAACCCAAAGCCCCCGCAACCTTAAAAACTAGTTCCCAACCCTCAGCACTTCCGAAAAGTCCATTGCTTCCACTTTCTGTACTAGATCCTCCTCCGTCTTCTCGATCATCGCCCGGCTCTTCTTGAGGATCGCTTTCATTGCGGGGCTCGGCGTGAAATCTTGGAGTGCTTCCAGAAATGCCAATGATAAGTCGTGTATTGCGTCGCCGTTTAAACTCTCGAAAAAATCATCCTCTGACAATTCTTTATGTGGTGCGTTTGATTGTGCCAAAATAAAACAAATATCTAGTAAAAGCATTGTGTTATCTTTGCGCTTCTTCTCGTCGTCTAGGCTGATACTTTTTAAAGTTTCCTCAACGTTCATCAAGTCAACTTTATATTGTTTTAAAACTTTTCGGGCGTTTCCGATATTCATGCAAAGGGAATACTTCTCGCCTTCTTTTCCTGTAAATAACATTCTTTAATCCTTTTTTTGCGGGTCTAGGTTAATTAATCCGCGGAAAAAACGCCCCACTAAGGGAGCGCCGTCCCGCATGGACTAAATTTTTTATGCCACTTTATAATTCATATTAAAGTTAGCATCAGCCAACTTCAATGAAGCTGTGACTGTCACAACGTCATCAATAGGCTTAGAATAGCTGTAAGAAGTAACTGTATAGTTGCCGATCTGTCCGGCGTTTCCACTTACTGCAATGTCTCCATCCATATCTGCAACTGCGATTAAATCATCGTTTACAATGGCTTCCAAGATGGCTTCCGCTTCTGTGTCACCGGACAAATAAGCCCAGTTAATTTCTTGTGTCGCTGATAGCGTTCCGCCTAGTGTTTGCTCTGCGCCGCCATTCTCACGAGTTTTAAAATTTACTTCCTCTCGTGCAATTTCTGAATCTGTACTTTCTACTGGTGTAAACTCAACCCACACCGCGCCCGTTCCGGCTGTGTCAGTAAGTAAACTAGTGGAAATATAGATCTTATGGTCTTTCCCTGCTCTTGAACTCATTTTATACGTCCTTATACGTTACATTTATAATTGTTGCTAGTAATTCATTGGCCTCTAAAGTGGGCGCGTCCATATAGTCGGCGTCCTCTATGTCTTCCAAGGTTAATTCTTGCACTGTTTCGGTTGCGTCATTAACTGACTCGACAAATAAAATAAAATCGTCCATTATAGCTTGGTCGAAAATATCATTATCATTTGCGTCTAATGTTGTTTCGGCTCGTCCAACTATTGTCACGCCTATAGTCCTTGACTTACTGCGCGAATTGCCTCCGCGTCCTCTGCTCGTCTGTGTGCTATTAAATGCCGACGGATAAACATTTATTTTGTACTCTCCTTTTTCATAATCCCCGCGTTCCATGCTTGGGAAATAATCCCTTGCAACTGTCACGTTTGAATCACCGGAAAATACATCTGTTAAATGATCCGCTACAAATTGCGCTACTTGTACGCCCGTTAAACTCATGCTTTTACCTTCTTGGTGTGGATTCTAAAAAGTACTTGTTTGTGATCTGAATATTCGAAGTAATCAAGCCCCGTTGCCGGTGGTGTTACTTGCCATCTCTGCCCGTCCTCGGCGATTATTACATCGTCTCGTCTTGGCTGAGTTATTCCAATATCATTGAACTGCTCTACTTTTATTAAGAAATCCTTAGTTTTAACTTTGGTAATAAGGCCGCGGTCATTAATCACCTGCTGCCGACTCTCTGCCTGTATAGCGTCAAAGGTCGCAGTAGTTAGCCCACCGCTCAAAGGAGTGTTGAGTTCATAAGTTACGGTTTCCCCCTCGGCACTGTATATAGTGCCGTGAAGGACTCCCGCCAGGTGACTAAATCCCGCCATTAATTACGGTGCTACTACTTCGTCTTCAAGTTGGCCAAGTGCCTCAGTGATAACAATCGGCAAACCTTCGTATTCAGAAGGAAGAACCGCAGGCTGACCAGTGGGGCTGTAAGTAGTGCGTGAACGCTGTAAGGCGCCGCGCTGTGCTCTGTTCATAAAGATATGTGTAGGAGCTGAACCCGCAGGGAATTTTTCAAGTGCTTGACTTAAAAGATCGTCTGTTAAAGAATCAGAACCGTCCAAGTTACCGACGCGAACGATTGAATAATTGTTACCAATCTGTAGGCCAGTATAACCAAATACAGGCGTGTAATAGTGAGGGGCGTTTTTGCCGTCACCTGGATCGTAGTTTTGAACGATTGTTTCACCAACTTCGAGATTGTAGTTCATTACCGGAGCGATACCGTTAATTGAACCATTCACGCGAACCATGTAAACAGATGTGTAAACAGATCCGCCGCCAGTACCGCCACCATTAACAAACTGAGTGTTTGATGTGTCGGATACAACATCGGCAAAACCATTGAAACCTGTTGGACTGTTGTTTGTACCGTTAAAGATTTGCTTTTCCCATTCAAACATAGAAGCTTTTAAGTGCTCCATGATTTCAGTTTGAATTGTGCCTTCGCGGTCGTCCGAAGCATCAGCCGCAACTTTTGGCATCATTACTGATCCGTCAATAGCTTCTAGTGAATCGGTCACAGGGATTGAAGTAAGTTTAGAGAAATCACGTCCAACACCATTGCCGATAAAACCAACGATGGGCGGTGCAGTTTTCTTCACATACTTGTGATCTTTGCCGTTTGAAGACTCTTTAACACCCATTGCAGCTAGCGCAGGTGCATCATTTAGAATATCAGAAAATTCGCCACTATCGAAATCTTGTCCGTTAATTGCAACTACTTCTGCTACTGTTTTTAAATCATTAGCCATTTTTTATGTCCTTTCTTTTTTATTAATTATTTACTATCGGCAAATCTAACAAGACTTACTTTCTTTTTCGGTTTTGTTTCGACTGCGCCAAGTGCTAAGGCATCGCCGCCAATTTCTTTTTTACCGGCCTCAATGATGGCTGATTGTTCTGCAAGCTTGGCCTGTAGTTCTTCAACTTTATCATTTAAACTAGCAATGTGTTTCTGTTGTGCGGCTTCAAAGCTGACGCCCTCCGCAAACATTCTTGCGCCTTCTGCATCACCAAAAGATTGCATGTATTTTTTCAAGTCGGCTTTATCGTCGACCTGTGCAACTTCGGCAACTGCTACCGCTTCGACTTCTTCCGTCTTAGCTTCGGCTTTTAATTCTTCTTTCGGCTCTGCAATTTCTTGTTTTGCCTCTTCTACTGGTTGCGCTACTTCTGCAACTTCAACCGCTTTATTTTCCGCCACTTCTGCGGCTTTTACTTCGTCAATTTCTGACATAGTTTTTACCTCTTTTTTGTTTTCTATATTAAAAAGATCCGCATAGGCAACGGCCTGTTTGAAATCCATTTTTTCATCAATAAAGCCCATCTCTAAAGCTTGGTCAGCATCGATAAAAAAGTCTTTTGTCATCATCTCGGCTAACTCATCTTTTGCTATACCGGTCTTAATGTTATACGCTGCGATTGCTCTTTGCGTTAAAAAGTTGTTTACTTCCTCGCTTGCGCCGTGTACTTCGTGAATCATAAGCGAACCGACGTCTGACATGGAAACGTGATCGCATCCCGCGCAGATAACTGAACCGGCTGAATATGCAAATCCATATATAAACGCGTTTGTTCTTTGCTTACTTGCTTTTAATGCGTCAAAAATTGACAAGCCATAAATTGCAGTACCGCCAACGCTCATCATGTGAATGTTGATTTCTTCCTCTGCGCCGTTTATCTCGCTTACGATCTTATCAACATCAAAGCCTAGTCCGCCGACTTGTCCAAAAATTTTAATGTCCATTTACTTTCTATCCTCTTGTTCGGGCATCTCTTCGACTGTCGCCTCTTCTACTGGCTCAACTAAGCCTAAAGATAAGTCAACGCCTTTTTCTTCCGCGTACTTTTTAGCGGCTGCCGTTTCGTTAATGTTTTCATAAAAGTCTGTACCTGTCTCTTTCGCTATTCTTTGCGGTGAATCCAAGCCCATTGAAATCATTTCTCTTGCGCCTTTGGCTTGTTTTAATGTGTCCCACCATTCAAATCCGGAGCTAACCCATTCAAATTGTATATTGCCTTTTTGCTCGGCTAGGTATGTGTCGCCGTTAGCTATTGCCCAGTCAATTTTCCACATAAACCAAGAGTTTAAAAACTCGATTAAATCTGCCTTTTTACTTAGCGTAGATTTTCTATAATTAATCATCGCGCCACGACTGCCGGCAAAGTTTGCTTTACTCTCATCGTAAAAATTAACGGGGAAATCTAAAGTCTTGAGCGCCATTTCTATCATCATTAGCATATAGTCTTGCGCTTGATTGCTTGGGTTCTGACTCTCCAATAAATCAACTTTATCGCCTGGGTCTAAATCCAACTGGAACGGGCCTTTCCCTAAATTAACATCATAGCCCGCGGGGTTTACGTCTTCGGGGTCTAAAATGTCGTCAAGTGAAGTGCCGTTATTCATCATGTCGCCCATTGATTCGCTGCCGTCACGATGAAAAGCAATGCCAAACAATTGGGAGATTTTAAGCTTTGCCAATGCGTACTCGCTTGCCTCGGCTTGGTCTTGGAAGATTGACATACCACTCAATAACGGGCTAATTCCCCGCCATTGGTCTATGCGCTCAACATATGCAACTTGTAACATGTCGCGCTTATTTACATCCGCTAAAAATGAAACATTCCCGGAGTTGTCGCGCTTGCCTATTCTAACCTTTTCGACTCTTTGTGTAACGTCGTTAATAAGTAAACCTTGAACCCAACTTTTACCCTTCGGCATTGTCTCGCCGTCTTTCTTCATGTTCTTGACTCTATCCGCTTCGATTAGCTGAACGCGTCCATTTCTGAGCTTATACGCGAATACATCACCATCAACAAAGCGGGAAGCCTCAATTAATCTTAAAGCTTTCTGTAGGTTAAAACGGCCGCTTTGATCGAAGTTAGATTTATTTGACCACTTGAAAACTTGCGTGGTCAGATACTCTTTTAGTTGGTCATCGTCGCCCATGGCTTTAAATCTAAAGTCCGAAACATAATCCAAATGTTTACGAATCCCCCAGGCAGCGACCGCGAAATTTCTCCGTAAATCACGCGTGTTAGCAATAGCGCCCTTTCTTGCGCTTTGGCCTAAGTGCATTTCACTTGTGCCAATTCTCGACCTTAACTGTTTGCGGTCGCCACCTTTAAGAGAGTTGTAATCTTTACCGCCCCATATTCCACTAAACCAACCCATGATTATTGATTCCTCAACGTTGCGCCCATACTGGCGATTTTAGGTCTTTTGTCAATACCGCTTATCTCTTTTTCAAGACCTAGGGCAATACGTTCCATCTCGGACAAACTTCTGTAAGTAACCGTTTGGCCGTCTAATTGAATAGATGTTGCACCGGAGTAAATAGCTTCCTTTAGTGCGTCTAGTCGTTCTGTGTTTGTGGGCATAGTTTTAAAATCTCACTTTTTAAAAAAGTAAGTTTGCTAAATCTATCTTTCAAAAACAAAAAAAAAGATCAAGTATAGATTCTATACTTAACCTTTAATCAAAGCCTATTTTATGGCTTTATCTTATCTCATAACCATTAATCGAATTATGTTTATCGCAATTCTTACATTTAGCTAAACGTCTTACAAGTGTGTTGTATGTCTTGCCCTGCGACCTATGGCAAACCTTTATAGGCTCATCAGTCTTAATTGTCACAAGTTGAGTTTTTCCGCAGTGAATACAGGGAGCTTTAAGCATCTCAACTGACGGCCTTTTATAATCGCGCTCAGTCTTTTTAATTTCTTTCTTAGGCTCTAAAAACGCGGGCGCCTCCTCTGCCTCTGCTTTCTTTTTCTTTGCCGGTCTTCCGCGTCTCTTCTTTGGTGCTTCTGTCATGGTTGTACCCTATTTTGTTTTTTATATAAATTACTTAGTTTAAGCGGTTTTTCAATTACTGAATAAATTCGGCTGTATGTTCTCAATTCTCTCCTTAGCTATTTCAAAATATTTGTCATCCATTTCAATACCTATAAATGAGCGGTTTAGATTCTTGCAGGCGACTCCAGTACTTCCGCTCCCCATAGTGAAGTCTAAAACTGTTTCGTTTTCGTTGGTATAAGTTTTAATTAGGTACTCCATTAAGGTTACTGGTTTTTGTGTTGGGTGGACTCCTCGTTTTGCATTAGAGAACGTTATTAAATTTTTTGGGTAATAGGTGTCCGTTTTTTTTGGTGCTTCGTGTTCCTTGTTAAATAATTTAGTTTTACCCCCACCTTTTAATCTCATCTTACCTTTTGTCATTATTGGGTAATAAGTTTTTTTAGCATTAAAAATAATTATATTTTCAGTTATTTTTAGAGGTTGGTGCTTAGCTAAAAACGGGTTACCTGTTATTTTTTTATCCCACACCCAATCATACTTATAATTCTTAATGTTACTCATTCTTAAAGCACTACTAAAAGGCTCACTTCCAAATAAAACTATCGCACCGTTATGTTTGATTATTCTATTTAGCTGCTCCCACATAGGTTCAAACGGAATAACCGAATCCCACTTACACGCTGTCGTGCCGTATGGTGGGTCTGTTATAATTGCGTCAATGCTTCCATCTTCAATCTCTTTCATTTTCTCTAGGCAATCGCCTTTTATTAGGTTGATCATACTTTTCATTCTCCTATAAATACTTTACTTTACTTCTTCGATTTCTTCTTAGTCGTTCGCCCTTGGTCATCATTTTTGGCTTATCATTATCGGGCTTTATTCCGATCATGTCAGCCGCAGCACTTGCACCCACAACGCAGTCAAATAAATGGTTATCCCTAGATTTATTAGGATGCTTCCACTCGTCAACTTCTCGCGTCGGAGCTTTTACAAGTATTGACATTTCAGCTGTCATCTGCTCAGCAAACATCTTATGGCGCTCGGGGCGCTCCTTAAATAAAGTAAGCCCGCTTTTAGCTCCTGGTGATAGAGCTAGTCTTTCGGTCACGATAGTTTTCCAATAGTTTACATCGGCATCAATACGACGTATTTTTTGATCTTTAACAATACTTAAACGAGAGTGGTTAAAATTCATCTCTCCGCTGTGGCAGGTATATTCACTCATTGGCTTTGATGAAGCTTTGATACCAAAGCCCATATACGGCAAGACTTCGGGGCGTCCAAACTCGCGACAAAATTGATAAATCTTTTTAGTGGATAAACCCCAACCGGCATCAATTAAAACTTTGCTAACTGTCATTAATACGCCGTCATCTCTTTCGCGCTCGGCTAATATGTCATTACATAAATCAGTCAAACCCGCATAAAGCCTTGATCCTAAATCCGTCGTGCTTGGGTAAGTAGTTTTTAATCTTTGCTTGGCTGAATTATTCGTATAATAATTCATTTTTTGTTCGGGAAAAGCGCCGTAGTCAATCACATAGCCCGTTGCGTCTTGCTCCCAGGCAATAACCGTATACCAAAGCAAATCATCCTGTACGTCAATAAACGCCGTCAATGCGTTGCACTGCTGCGGAATTACTTTTTTACCATAGCCGTTTATTTTCTGCTGAACATCCTTAGGCTTTAATCTCTTGCCTATATCTTTCTCTTTCGGCGCGTTCTGATACTCTGAAAAAAAACTTTCCTCGTCTTCCAAATATAAGTGCATGGCGTGTTGAATCGCGCTTACTTCATGTTCTGTCTTGCGTTTATCCCATGAAGCCTCTCCGCCTTCATCTAAAGTTTCACGATGCTTTAAATAATAATCGTTTACTTTCTTGGCATCGTACTCATCAGCTCGCAGGGCATCAAAATATAAATCTCTGTAAGCTTCCCACGCGTCCAAATTGACTGGCATTTTTCGCATCATTTGGTAAATCTCACCGCGCCACCTAGGAGAAATCTTTTTGTCTAAAAGCTTCGCCGCTAAATCATCGGGGGCGATAATAGTACAGGGGCAAACTCCGTCTATTCTTTTTCCTGCACCTGCTAAACCTAAAACGTCCTTATTGATCAACTCTTCGCGCTTTGCAATCTGTGTTACTGAGTTCGCGCTCTCGGTTGTTTGCGGGTCATCAATTATAACAAAATCGGGTCGCAATATTTCGCCATCGGGTGTAATATGTTGCTTGCCTCGGATCGCAGATGTTAAACCGCCAGTTTCAACAATTAAAGAACTAGTTGGATATGGTAAACCCTCTTCATTCTCGATATAAGGCAGAATTATTTTATCCTTGCCAAGTTTTATTTTTGTCGTTAAGCCATTACAAAGCTGACCGCCCGCCCTATTCGCTTGACCGCCTAAAGCTTGGAATGGAACACAAGCTTCCGGGAAGTCTTCAAGTAATAATTGATTGGTGGTCATGAAGGTAATCACACCCATCAACATTTTTTCAGCCGCGGGAGATGTTGCACCAATTAAAACCGGGTATCGTTTATGTGCGTAAAGTATTACCCACATCAAAGCGCCTAAACACATCGTACTTTTACCACTACCGCGAGGCATAGCAAGCGCAAATAATCCCTTGTCTAAAACTGAGGTTTGAATTTTGGCAAGTGCTTTTAAATGATCGGGCGACCACTCCAAATAAAAAGCCTCTGCCATGTAGGTTTCAAGAAAAAGCTTTAAATCAAGTCTGCACTCTTCGCGCCTCTTTGGATTCATGCAAGAATACATGGCGTCGGAAATATCTCTCGACTTCTCGGAGACTTCCCGCGCCCGTCTTAGTTTGCGGTTCTTCTCCCGTTGGTCTAGCTCCTCCTTAGTATATTTCTTTTCTGCGGGCATAGCGTGGCCTTATTTATTCATCATTTGCATATGATTATATTGCATCATTTGCACTTGTTTATTATACCGCTTTTCATTGCGTTTTCTAATCTCTCGATTTTCCAGGGATACCGACAAGCAGATTAAAACCCAAACCGGCAGCCAAAAACCGAAGCTGATTATTGATAGTAATAGATGTAAAACGTGGCTTACTTTTTTCGATTCTTCCATTAATGGTGACATTTTATTTTTCCTTTGTTTTGTTATTGATAATTGATTATCGCTAATCTGTTGTAATTATTGGC